GAAATCCTGATGGGCTTTCCGGTGGGATACACCCAGGTTGGCCCGCAGGGCGCGGGCAAGCGCAGTACCCATACGAACCGGCGCGTACAGAAGCGAAAGTCCCGAGGCGACGGGAACGTCTGAAGGCACTGGGCAACGCCGTGGTGCCACAATGTGCCGAGGCGATCGGGCACGTGATCCGTCAGCTTGCGGAGGCCACGTCGTGACCCCCGATCGTGAACTCCGCGTCTGCACCGTGGTCATCGACGGCGTGCCCTGGATCCAAATTGGTCACTGGCGACGCAAGGGCCCGGTGCTGCTGGCAACTGGGAGCCAGGTACTCATCGACGGACGGCACGTGGATGCCCTGGCTGCTGGTGTCGAGGACGCGCGCAAGATGATTGCGGGGTTGGGGAGGGAACATGGCTGACGAACCCACGCTCAAACTTCGTTGCGGGAACGACATCGCGAGACCTGATCCGAGCGCCGGACACCTTCGCGTGGACATTGGACAGCCGATTGCTCCGGGCGTTCTGAGTCGTCTGCTCCGGGTGCTCGACAAGTGCCCATGCGGCTGTGTGATGGCCTTCTTGCGCGCCGGCGAGGACGATCCTTGGAGGCGGACGTAATGGCCGGCTGGAATCGCTACATCCCCGGCAGCAAGGCGCGGCATCCGGCGCTGACGAATCGCGAGGAGTTGCTGCGCGTGCTCGACCGATACGACTGGCAACCAACGCTTGCCGCCAAGTCCATGGGCATCTCCAGGGTCACGGTGGTGCGCCGGCTCAAGGAACTCGCACCCGATGTGCTCGCAGCGAAACAAGCGCAGGGCCTGCTGCTTGGAAGGGACGGCAAGGCGCTGTGAGCAATCGTTATCCATCCGGCCGTATCAAACCACGGCATCCCGCGCTCTCGGATCCCGCAGAACTTCGGCGGGTGATGGCGCGCTACCGTGGCAGCGCCCGGCTGGCGAGTCTCTCGATGGGCTGTTCAGAGACCACGGTCACCAAGGCCATCAAGGAACTCACGCCCGATCTGTACGAGGCCCTGGTTGCGCAGGGCAAGGCACGTGGGCCGAAGACGAGGACGTTGTGAACTGGCGCGTGGACATCGACGGCTTACGCCTGCGCTCGCTCAACGAGCTGTTACGCATGAATCCCAAGGCTCGCGCGCGGCTGGTGGCCAAGGAACGCGAGCAAGTGTGCATTATGCTGCTGGGCAAGATCGGGCTGACACCGCCGAAGCTACCGCTTGTGGTGACGATTGTGCGCATCGGGCCCAAGGCGCTGGATGGGCACGACAACCTACCGGGTGCTTGCAAAAGCACGGTGGACGAAGTGACGCGGTACCTCGGGCTCACGAGCGACGCGGATGCGCGGGTGACATGGGCGTATCGGCAGGAGCGCGGCAAGTACGGGGTGCGGTTGGAGATTGCGGGACGGGAGCGGGGAACGTGACCGAAGAACGCAAACACGTTGTCAAGTACGTCAGCTGCGAGGTGCACGGCCGCGCGCTCGTTCGCTCCTGTGCGCTATGCCGAGCGACGGGCCTCACCGACGAGCAATGGAACACTCGGGAGGCGAGGGAGGCCGGCGAGGTGTTCTCTGCGCCGCTGTGTACCCACGGCAATCCCGAGGGTCGCTGCCCTGCGAGCTGCACAAAGACAAACGGCCCGATCGCCGGAATGATCGAGCCGTTTCTGAATGAGGAACAGTGAGCGATGAACGGTAGTCCAACCCAGCAACCCACGCAAGATGTTACCCAGCATCCCCGCGTGCTTCGCCTGAGCGAGCGCGCTCGCGAGATGTACTTAGGCCTGTATCCGTACGCCTCGCCCGATGGGTATGTGGTCTCGCTGCATCTGCATGCATGGTTGCCGAATTACAAGGCCGCGTTCAGTGAACTGCTCTTGTCGAGACTGATGCTCAACGAGGGAGAAGATCAGTGGACGCTGGTTAGGCCGTGGGAACTGGACCGGTCGGAAGCACTCGCCAAGGGACAGGTTCCGTGAGCGCTGATCTTGACGCTATTCGCCAAGCGCTGTGGGACCCGATGGATGTGGCGGGCAAGCTCGGTCTGCTCGATGGCCCGCGTTCGTTCAAGCGGCTGGCCAACGGCATCCTGGTGCGGTGCGCGGTTCATGGAGATCGCACGCCAAGTCTGAGCATGACGCGGACCGCCACGGGGTTACGGGTAAAATGCTTCGGATGCGACCTGTCTGGGGACGTGTTCAGTCTTATCGCGGCAGTCCATCGATTGGACACGCGGATGGACTTTCGGCGCGTGGCGGAACTCGCATGTGAGATGGCCGGCATCACGGCTGACGGCACGTACACCGCGCCCCCTGCCCCGCCGATGCCTCCAGAGCCGCCGCGACTCGATGACGATACGTTCAACCGACTCGCGAGCATTCTCGAGTTGACCTGCCCACTGCGTCGCCAGCAGGACGCCTGCGACTACCTCGCTCGCCGAAGGCTTCTTGAGGCCGCACGCGCTCACATGTGGGCGCTGCCACCCAACTCGGAAGGCCTTCGATGGGTTCGCGGCGCCATCGTTCAGGAGATCGGCGACGAAGCCTGGCGCATCTCGGGACTTTCCTACAAAGATGGTCAGTGGCTGTGGCCGGAGCATCGACTGATGATTCCGTGGCGCACCCCCGAAGGCGTCGTGTTCAACCTGCAGCGTCGGTTGATTCGCTCCGAGCGGCCAAGCGACAAGGGCAAGAAGTACATCTTCGCAACCGGGCGAGGGAAACGATGGCCCTGGGGCGTTCATCTGCTCAAGGAACGACTCGGACCCGCGACCGAGATTGCATGGGTGGAGGGTGCTATTGATGCGATCGCGCTCAACGCGCAGGCCGACCGGGAGAGCATTGCGGCCACTACCCTCGGGATCCCAGGCACGGGTAGCTGGAGCGCCCGGGACGAGTGGGTGCAAGCCTGGGCCAGACTGTGTGAAGGCAGGGTGGTGGTCATTGCTCTGGACAACGATTCGTCTGGAGAGGGACTTGTCGACAGAATGGCCGTGGATCTGTACGCCGCGGGCGCGATTGCCGTTCGGAGGCAGACTCCGGAGCACGCAAAAGACTGGGGAGATCTCGTTGCGGCAGGAGCGCCATGACCTGGTTCAAGGCAGACGACAAGCTTCATGGTCACATCAAGGCTCGACGGGCAGGCGTCGCCGCCATGGGTCTCTGGATCTTGGCGGGGTCGTATTGTGCGGACAACCTGACTGATGGCTTCGTAGCGGCCGACGTCCCAGCAATCTTTGCCGGGAAGCTGGGCGACGAGCTTGCCGCCAAGTTAGTAACAGCCGGTCTATGGCATGCCGTAGAAGGCGGATGGCAGTTCCATGACTGGACAGAGTACCAGCCAACAGCGAAGAGCGTTCACGCGAAACGTGCGGCAGCGAAGGAGAGAATGAACACCATCCGTTCGAAGTCTGTTCGCGCGAACAGGCCGCGAACGCCTCGCGAACGTAACGCGAAGTTCGCTCTCCCCGTACCCGTTCCTTCTTCTTCACTACGTTCAGAAGAACCCCCTAACCCCCTTTCGGGGGCCCCTCCGGCTTCGCCGGCCGTTGCCGAGAAACCCAAACAGCGCACCGAGCGAAAAAAGCAGGACGTTCCCGCGGCTGTTTCGGTGTGCGAACTGTTCGAGCACTGGAAGACGGTCATGGAGTCGCCTCGCTCGAAGCTGGATAAAAAGCGCGAGAAAGTCCTTCGACAGGCGATCGATACCTACAGCCTCGACGACTGCAAGAAAGCCGTTTGGGGCTGCTTTTACTCAGACTTTCACATGAACCGAGAGGGTAGCGGCAACGATCGGGACAAGAAGTTCAACGACGTTTCCTTGATCTTTCGCGATGCCAAACAAGTCGAAGGATTCATCGAACGCGTCGATCAGCGCGAAACCACGAACGCGAGGATTCTTGCGGAAAAACAGCAGCAGATCGACGCATACAACGCTTCCCAGGTGTTTCATCCGCCCAGTGAATTCCTGAGCCTGTTCGACGATCCCAACCCCGAGAAGGAGGCTATAGAATGACCGCCCCGGTACGAACCCTTCGCTCGCTCAGCGGCACGGTTTCGCGGGACATCGCACCGCCCAAGCCAGTTCGCAGCAGCCTCGAGACGCACGATGCTGCGCTTGCCGACGTGGTCCAAGGTCGGGTCGACCGCATTCTCGATGTGCACTTCAATGGCCCCGGGGATCAACGCATCTGCACCACGGGCCTGCAGACACTCGACGCGATGATTGGCGGCTGGGTGCCTGGCGAGAGTTGTGTGATCGCCGGTCGAACGGGTGCCGGCAAGTCGGCCTTTGCGACGCACTCGGCGATTCGGATGGCCATTGACGCCGAGCGACACAGCTTGCCACCGGTGCTGTTCTTCTCGCTCGAGATGACACAGGACAACATGGCAGACCGAGCCATCGCCTGGCTCACCGGTGCCCCTCAGGGCGTGGTGCAACTTGCTGCTTGGAAGCAGGTGCTCACCGACCAGCAAGCGGAGATCATCGCCAAAGCCAAGAAGTTCACGAACCGTCGGATTCGAACCATCTGCACGACCGACGCGAGCGTGACGACGATTCGAGAGCATGTACGTCGCGCCCACAAGCAACACGGCGTCTCGGCTGTGGTCTGCGACTACATTGGCCTAATCGAACCGGAAGCAGGCGCCAGAGGCCAGACTCGTGAGCGCGAGGTGTCGTTTGCATCGCGAGGGATGAAGGCCATGGCGATCGAGCTGAACATCCCCGTGTTGATTCTGTGCCAACTGAGTCGTGAGGCGCGGCAGGCTCAGGAGCCGCACTTGGGCCTGCTTCGCGAATCGGGCGCCATCGAGCAAGACGCCTCGACGGTATTGTTTCTATGGCCTTCGAAGGAGCGAACCCTAGAGCAGGGCGTGGCGCTCGTGGATGTGATTGCAGGTAAGCGTCGCTTTGGCACGCCGTGGGCAAGAAAGACGGTCAAGTTCAAAGGATCGATTGGTCGCTTCGAAGACTATGACCACACGACAGATCCGACGCCGGGCAACGACTGGCACGAGCCAGGAGACATGCCCGAATGACCGCCGACGAGTTTCGCGCCATTCGCATACGCATGGAACACACTCAGCTAGCCCTTGCCAACAAGCTGGGTGTCAGCAGCACTGCGGTGAACGAATACGAGCGCGGTGTCAGACGGGTGCCGTGGGATATCGGCGAAACCATGCGACGCCTGGACGGCACGATCGGCACGCGATGCCGTTGTGGAAACAGGATCGTCACCGAATTTCACGACCGACGTTGTGGAGCATGCACGAAGCCGCTGCCGGAGATCGCCCATGGCTGACGCGAAGAAAAAGAAACCCCCGCGCCCCAACTGGTCTGGCACCTATCACGTGCTTCGCGACGGTCGTGAAATCGCTACCGTGAATCTGTTGCGCGAGTGGACCTCTGCGGGCCCGAAGTATACCGTCACGGTCGATGGCTGCTTGAGCGAGACGTTCACGGATCCAGGCTACGCGATGCAGCGCGCGCTCAAGCTCATCGCACCTGGCGAGATGGTCTGGCCCTGGTACGACGGTTGCGAGATGCGCGGCTTGCGATTGCGGCCGGAAGGGCGTGCGCCATGGGAGCCACAAGACTCGCAGGAGGCATGCGACCATGTTCGGTGACGTCATGCCCTTCATCCCCCGTGACCCAGCGTTCGATGGCTTGAGACGTGTCTGGGACAAGTACCGGCGCTACGGCAAAACGGCACCGCCAGGGCCTTCCTTGGGCCAAGGACGGGGGTCAGGCCCAGCAGCCGCGCTACGGCCATCGTCCGGCCTGGGAGGCACTGACCCCCGTCCTTGGCCTTCCTTGGGCCAAGGACGGGGGT